CAGGAGGCGGTGATATTCGTCTTGGCGCTCGCTGGAACGACGATGAAGACAAGATATACATCAAGTTACGCCAAAGCTCTGATGGGTATTCTCCTGACCTTTCTGTTGGTTTGGGAACAGACCCCAAGGTTTGGTCTAACTCATACACATCAGTGCAGTTTGGTACAGCAGGTTCACTGTTTGCACAAAACGGGGACTCCTCAACGTGGCTTACATCAAACGTCTATATAAACAGTTCTGGCAATTTTGCTCGGATACAGACTGACTTTGCTGGTACATACGATATAAGCAACGGCACCCATCGTTGGGGTGTACAAGGCTCGGGCAATGCTAACTCAACATTTACATTGTATCGAGCAATGTATCTTGATAACGCAGGCAAGCTGTTGCTTGGACCAAATACTACTGGCGTTGGTATCAGCGGGGGCGATTTCCGTGCAGTTAGCAAGATAGATCTTCATGACACAACGACAGGCGCGTTCCGAATCTACAACGGCTCAACCTTCCGTGGTGGTTTAGGTACTGGTCAGTGGGCGTCAGGCGATACAGCCAATGTCAACAAAATGGCGTTGTATTCTGCGCACGACATTCAGTTTTACAATAATAACGCTAGCGCCCCGTCCGCTCATTTCACACTCGCTAAGCTGATAAAAACCCGTGCGTCTGAAGCTACAACAGGACAGCTAGAGCTTCGAAATGAGGGCGGCATTACTAACGGTAACTTTGACGGAATTTACTTCACTCAAGGTTCTGCTGGTGCGACCCCATTAGCAAGTATCCGATGTGCGTATTTAAGTAACGGATACCCTGAACTTAAGTTTTACACTCGTAGCGGATCAGCACAAGAAAGCGAAAGGCTTGTAATAAGAAATGACGGGAAAGTAGAGCTTACAAAGCAATTGCAAGTTGGCACTTTCGCAAACAGTCAAAATAACACTGGCGAGGCATGGATAGGCAGATCAACAGACAGAGAAGACGGGACTTTAACCGTCCAGCTTGGTGGCAATAGCGCAAGCAACACGTTCTTTGAAATTGTTGACAGGGCATGGACTAAGGTCATGTATCGCTTCGCTGGTGATGCACCCCAAAACTCCATGTACGTCACAAGCGCAGGTAGGACAGGCTTGGGTCTCGGCTCGCCACAATCAAGATTGCACATTACAGAAACAGGCGGCAACGCTTACAGCAGTACCATCACGCGAGGAAGCAATCATAAAGGCTTGACCATTACCCAGCAGAGTAATGGCGATGATATGACGGGCATTTACTTTGCAACAGGAGGCTCGGGGCAAGGTTCGCACTGGAGCGGCATAACAGGTTCGCGTAGCGCCAACGCGGCGCACTGGGGAACCCAGCTTAATTTTTATACCCATGCTAACGACGTGGCAAACCTTAACGACGCCACCCAGAAAATGGTCATCAAAGGCGATGGCAAGGTCGGTATAAACAACAACTCCCCGACTTATATGCTGGATGTAAAAGGTCTAGCTACTGAGGCAGAGCCTTACGCGACTATTCGAGCGCAAGCCGCTACTCAGTTCGGCGGTTTTTTAGCGGACGCACCGACACAGTCGCACATTCGTTTTGCCATCGGCGGCAATGTGAAATGGCAGTGGCGCACAGGCACCAATGTCAGCGGCGATCTTCGTGCCTACTCGTGGGATGGTAGTGGCGACGTATTTCAGCTAACCACGGCAGGCTACCTAACACTAAGCAACGGAATCACGCTTGGTGGACGTTTGCAGATGTCTGGCGACAAGCAGATTTTCACATATTCAAGTACGGTTGTTTTCGATCACGACACCAATAACACTCCCGTTGCGTTCCAAATGAACAAGGGCGGCAATTACGCAGGTACTACACGTAGTTTCGGCGTACTGAATCTTTCAAGAACTAACGGGTCGATTGCAAACGGCAACGGATCAAGCATGTTCTTCATGTTGAAGGCTGACGGCGGTTCTCTTGTTGAATACGCAGGGATTACGGGCGTAAGAGAAACCAACACCACAGGCTCTCTAGACTTTCATAGCTACAACCGCAACGTTCAGATGCGGATGGATAACTCGGGCAACCTTACTTGCGCGGGTAACGTCACTGCTTACAGCGACCCATCTGATCGCAAGCTAAAAGAAAACATCGAGAATATCCCTGACGCAGTTGAAAAGGTTAAGGCACTTAATGGTGTGACCTTTAACTATAAAAAGGATGGCAACCGATCTACCGGTTTGATTGCACAGGAAGTGCAAGAGGTACTGCCAGAGGCTGTCTATGAGTCTAAAGACCTAGATGGCAATGAGTTCTTAGCTCTTAACTATGGAAACACTGTCGGACTTTTGGTTGAAGCAATCAAAGAGCAACAATCAGAAATCGACGCCCTTAAGAAAATCATCGAGGAGATGAAAAATGTCAATCACCAAGACTGACGCTATTGAGCGAATCACAGTTGTTTTAAAAACCCCGGCGGATACTAGTGATGTAATAGTACAAAGTAGAGTGACGTGGGATGACCCAGACGACGATCAGCTTCCGATCACGCGCGAAAACGTCCATACCGTTCAGAAGTACGAAACTAGCTATGATGAAAATCAACAGGAAGTTACTACTGAAAACGATATTACTGGCGAAGACCAACTCGTACAGGACATCTGCGCGGCAGTCTGGACTGACTAATGGCTCTCCAGACCTCTGGTGCTATATCGCTGAATGACATCCACGTTGAGGCTGGCGGGTCTACGGGCACGTCGGCTTCGATGAATGATGCGGACATTCGGGGTCTTATTAGTAAGGCTTCGGGTGCCACTATGTCTTTTAGTGAATGGTATGGGGCTAGTGCTGGTCAGGACATTGTTGTTACGCAGGGTTCTGCTACTACGGCGTACTACAGCGTTTACGGCTGGAATAGCTCTGGTCCTACGGGGTCCAGAAGCCCAACGACGTACACAAACTCAAGCAACAACGCTCGTGGAATCGAGGGGATATATAGACTGACATCGTCTGCTGGCACGTTTTTCTATGTAACTCTTAACTGGTCAACTGCTAACAGCATTCCAGACAACGATTTCACCAGCATCAGCATGGTTTGTAATGGCACTACAACAACGCTCCTATCCTCTGAGGCATCCACAACTTACTTAGCTGGCGGATACCAAAAAAGGTGGGGCTGGGATAGCTCCAACGGCTTGGACTCGACTGAGCTTGCCAACATCAATGCGGAGTGGGACGGCTCAGGCAACATCACGGTGACGTTTACGACATGAGCAGGACTATTAACTATGACACACCAGCGGCAGATGCGATTTATCTGGAGGGCACTATAACGTCCCCGTCGATAACGCAGGAAACGCCAGTGACGTTTAGGGTTCCAATGATTAGGACTGACGGTGTAAACGACATAGAAGCAACAGTTGCCCATCTAAACGTTATGGAGGATTTGCTCGATCGAGAGATCGAACTGAACCCCTCGCTTGCACGGGTTCCAATGGACCCTCCGGTGATTGAGTGATGATTACGTTTGCGACAGTAAACAGTATTGATGATTCGGAGTTTGACACACTGTTTACCGCGTCACTGCCAGATATGGATGCCGGGAGTTTTCCGTGGCGTATCCATGGTCAGCTCACGGACATAGAAAAACGAGACAAGCTGCGAGCTGACTACGAGCAGTTACTCAGTGAAGGTTTCGTATGGCGTGTGTCAGATGATGACGGTGTATTGATGCTCAATGCGGGTATTCAAAATGGCACCTCTGCGAACTGGATTTTAGGTCTAGTTGGCACGAATGCTGCTGGCAGTAAGTCGTACCTGTACTCACAGGAGTACGTCGATGCTCGGAATGCTTATTGGGCTTTGATCGGCATCACCGGCTGGACCTTGGAAGCATCTGGTGCAAACACGCCAGTACACAACCACATGGTGAGTCGTCAGAATGCTAATGCACTTGGTGCCAGCATGACGACCCAAGAAAGAGTTTTCAGCCCAGAGCTGACGTTTACGGATATCACTTTAGGATGAAGCGATTACTAACGCTTTTGCTGGTTCCAAGTATCGCCCTGGGACAGGTTCGGGAGGATGCCGAGCCGGACATGGATCCGCGTGGTGGAGACAACACCGAGATTGAGGGAGATCTGTCAGAGATCAACATCAATAGTCCGCGCACGACCAAGACATATCAAGGTGCGGGTGCTGGTAGATCGATGCCGGTATCTAGCGCAATCAGCCCATCGCTGATGTCGTCGGGAACTGCATCCTGCTTGATATCGAAGTCTGAGGGTTTGCAGCTCGTGGGTATTGGTGTCAGTCGAGGTAATTATGAGATTGATCACCATTGTGAGAGACGCCTTAACAGTCAAGCCTTGGCTGGCGCGGGGATGCGAGTGGCGGCAGTAGCTTTGCTCTGCCAAGAGGCAACCATTTGGCGGAGTATGTTGGTTTCGGCAACTCCATGCCCGGTCCTTAAGAACGGCAAGCTGCTGGTTGGTAAGCGGGCACTACAAGAAATCAAAAGCAATCCCAATTTATGGATTCCTGACTGGGAGGGAAATGAAGACTGGTACACACAAGTTTTAGCGGGAGAGGACAATGTTGAGGAAAACACTTCAGGCTCTATCTCTGATCGTTATCGCACCTCTAAGCGTAGCGGACGAACTGGGCGACCTAATAACAACCAGTGAGGACATCAGAGCAACATTTCGTTACGGTATCTCCGCAGTTGGGGGTATGGCTCACTACGCCCGTAATAATGGCATTGCCAACTCTGGCGTCGTCGATCCCGGACTAATCGATAAAGCAAAGCAAGACGCATACAACAATGCGCTTCAGAACTTCAAAAACGCCACATACACATGGGACCCCAATGCTGAGGATTACTTCACAGAGCAAAGTAACAACAGCCTAAACACCATGTCAGAGGCAATCGATGCCTACGTTGATGCGGCTACTGCCGTCATCATGGTGACCACCATCGGCACCATGGCTGAGGAAGCAGCACAAGCACCTGATGCCAGAGAGACAATCGCCCTCCAAGAGTACGCAGAAGCAAACGATGTTTACCTAGATGACACTGAGGTAGAAGACTACAACTCCGCTCTGGAAAGCGTAGAGGTGGCAGCACAGGCGGCTGCTGCTTATACGACAGTGGCAAACGATGCCTCCCTCCTAGAGAGCGCAAACGATGCGGCATATGCCATGAACGTCACGTTCGAGGAATCTAACAACACGTTCTTTGACGCAGCCACAGGAACATTAACGGTCGAGTGGGAAGGCGAATCACAGTCAATTGCTCTCGACCTCAACGCATATTTCATGCAGGACACAGACATCATAACTACCGGCGCGGATACGCTCTTCTATCGCACAAGCCCCGAAGGCGGCTGCTGGTTCATCGAAGATCAAGGGGAAAAAGAGGCTTGTATGTATGGCTCTTAGTGACTTGGAATTATCTGTAGGCGGCGTCTCTTTTAAGGGGGTCTACCTAGCTATAACTTTCACTGCGGCATCGACGCTGGCAGGTGGCATCTGGACTGCGAGCCAGTTTTTCGCTCAGCTCAATGAGCAATCTGAGGCAGTTGTTGCGGCAACAGCACAGGCTGAAGGTCTGTCGAAAAGGTTCGACGATCTGCGGGAAGGCAACGTGCTTCGGCTTCAGGACATGGACAAGAAGCTCAGCAACATGGAGCAAGCCATGAGTGCTGCTGACGTTGAAAACCTGCAAGGTAAGTTGAGCGAGTTAGGTGCCAACCTAGAGCAGATTATGGACGCACAGAAAGAGCTTTTAGATATCCGGGACCGCATCGCTAGTGCAGAGAAGATCTCTTCAGAGAGTGAAATCAAGGTCAACGCCAGACTAGAAAGTCTTGCCAATCTGGATGCTCGCTTGGCTAGATTAAGTCAGGATATGGATGACCTCTGGGCAGCGATTGATGACATGTCACCGCTGGGAGGCTAATAGTCTCCAGACCGCGTCAATGGTAGAATGACGTGACAATTTAACCGCACGGACCGCAAAACTACGGAGAGGATCATGAGTATTCTCGGGTCTGTGCTGGGCAATCTAGGCGGCAAGGTTGTTGAGGCAATCGACAGTCGCGGTCAACGAAAGCACGAGCAGAAAGTACAAGCGCTTGAGCTAGAAAAGCTACGCCATTCGAAGCAGATTGAGCTGATCCAGCAGGGTCAGCAGATGGATAATGCGTGGGAGCTAGAGCAGATCAAGAACTCGGGATGGAAAGACGAGTTCGTTTTGCTTTTGCTGTCGATTCCTCTGGTCATGTCATTCATCCCCAAGATGCAGCCTTATGTTGTTGAGGGCTTTGCCGCGCTGTCTACAACTCCAGAGTGGTATCAGTGGCTCATCCTCGCTGTATTCACTGCGGTCTACGGCATCCGCGTCTGGAGACGCAAATGACCGGCTTCAAACTACAAACCTTTGGGGGCAAGGCTCCCAAGGTATTTGCGCGTCTTCTGCCTGAGGACATGGCACAAACAGCAACTAACGTAAGGCTCGACTCCGGGAGACTGGAGCCGTGGAAAGACAATGCGACTACGACGATCACTCCAGTTGCGAGCTACTCTATATCTGGAAGCACTAAGACGCTGTTTAAGTACAGTGACTCTATTTGGATTGGGCGAAATGAAGAAGTTGATTTTGTCCGCTCACCGCTTGCTGAAGACCAACACGAACGGATATATGCTACTGGCATTGGGGGTGGTTCTGGCTATCCTCGGATGACCCTGGCATCGATCGTTGGGAACGGTACTTTTTATGCGTTAGGAATACCGAAACCTTCACAATTTTCATCGGTCGCACTATCTCCTGCAACATCTACCAAGCAAGATGAAGAGATTCCGCAAAGCAGAGCTTATTCCTTCACGTACGTTAGTGCGTACGGCGAGGAAGGACAGCCCTGTGATGTACCGGCTAGCCAGATCGTCGATGTTTACTCAGATCAGAGCGTGGTTTTGACGTTCCCCTCGAACCCTTCTGGCAACCACAACCTCAGCAAGAAGCGAATCTATCGCACGGATACCGGCGGTACGTTCCGGTTTGTTGCGGAAGTAACTCTAGCAACCACAACACATACTGACAGTAAGGAAGAGGCAGACCTTGGTGAAGCTGTACCCACCACAACATTCGATCCACCACCTGACAATGTGTCCGCTGACCATCCTGATGGTCCTATGTTGGGTCTGGTCTCTCTGCCTAACGGAATACTGGCGGGATTCGCCGGTCAGACAGTATGTTTCTCCGAGGCATTCCAGCCACATGCTTTTCCAGACGAGTACAAGCTTACGGTCAAGTCGGACATCGTTGCTCTTGCCCCAATGCCCTCAGGTGTACTGGTCTTAACCAAAGAAAAGCCAGCCATCATTTCAGGTCTTGATCCGTCAGCGATGGCGCTGTCTGAGATCGACTCAAACCAAGCGTGTGTTTCCAAGCGATCAGTGGTCGATATGGGTTCTGCTGTCATGTACGCAAGCCCAGACGGACTGGTTATGGCTACCGAGACTGGCGGTCTCAAGGTGGTAACAGAACAGTTGCTCACCCGAGACCAATGGCAGGAGCTAGTACCTAGCTCAATCGTAGGCTTCAACTGGGAGGGGCACTATATTGGTTTTTACAACACCGGATCAGCACAGAAAGGCTTCATTTTCGATCCCCGTGGAGGAAAAGATTCATTTGTTGATCTTAGCTTCCACGCGAGCGCGGGGTTTAATGACCTCGAGGAAGATGAGCTATATCTGGTAATTGGCGGTGCGGTGAAAAAATTTGCGGCGGGAACAAATCTTTCCTACACATGGAAATCCAAGAAGTTCTACGCACAGCGACCAATCAATCCGGGGGTTGCCAAAGTTCAGGCAGACGCCTACGGATCAGGCATTACATTCAAGCTGTATGCAGACGGCTCTCTGAAGCACACAGAGACAGTTACCAACGACAGCTTGTTCCGACTGCCATCCGGCTACAAAGGACATGAGTTTGAGATTGAGTTGAGCGGTAGTGATCCGATCAATGAGGTCTGCGTCTACGAGTCTGCCCGAGAAATCTATGGCTAAGCGCAAGGCTAATTTAAGTGTCCCCATCAAGTGGGGCGCACCGGAGAAACGTTTCGGTGAGTCAATCAAGGAGAACCTCGATATCCTCATTGGACATCGGGGTAACCCTATTGATCGTGCGGTTACTTTTAAAGACCTACTCGATACGAAAGTGTTGTCTCTGGCGGGAAACGCCTCGCTGAGTACCGCCGGGGACAACCCCGCAAACTACATCGTTCCAAGTCAAGGCGATACGACCGTTCAGTTTCCACCCGCACCAACAAGCTTGGCTGCAAGCGGTGCGTTTCAGAACGTGGTGCTTACTTGGGACTTAGACACCTACGTCGGTCACTCTCACGTTGAGATTCACCGGCATACGTCCGACAGTATTTCAAACGCAACATTAGTGGCTCAGGTTTCTGGCTTTACTGGGATCTACTCGGACGCTGTTGGATCGAACGCTAACTTTTACTACTGGGTTCGAGCGGTCAATATCAACAACGAGATTGGTCCGTTCAACAGCTCAACCGGTGTCAATGGCACAACTCAGCCAGACCTCACAGTTATCATGGATTTGCTGGCTAACCAGATCACGTCGAGCGAGCTGGCTCAAAGTCTTGCATCGCCCATAGCTCAGATTCCGACCATCGATTCCTTGCTTGGCTCGATTGAGACCTATACCGGCTACACAAGCTCGTACTCTGGTAACAACCTGCTGAGCAGGATATCGACCACTGAAACGACCGCAACACTTGCCAATACTCTTGCAGGCAACCTTGAGACGTTTACGGGCTACCTGTCCAGTTACTCTGGAAACAGCTTGCTGTCGCGCATCGGATCTGCCGAAACTACGGTTTCAGGGCACACAACTAGCATTGGTACGATCAACTCATCGATCACCTCGATTAACAGCTCGATAACGTCGCTGAACACGGCGACCAGTAACTTACAGACCTCACTATCTGATCTGTCTGCAAACACCGCCGACGTATACATTCAGGCGACAGCCCCAACCGGTACGATTGCGGCGAACTCTCGATGGTATGACACATCTGACAACAACGAGCTGCACATCTATTTCGACAGTGATGGCAACGGCACTAGCGAGTGGGTAGAGGTGAGCGATCCTCGTGTTGAGTCAAACGAGACAGACATTGCTGCACTCGAAACCGAGGTGTTCAACACTGACGGGTCAAGCAGACTGGCAACGGCATCAGCGTTTTCGACCCTCAACACGACCGTGGTGAATCAGGGCAGTAGCATCACCAGTCTTACCACCGATGTGACTAGCCTTAAAAACGAGGTGTTTGATAGCAATGGTGGAAGTCTGCTTGCGACTGCCGCCGCGCTTGGAACGACCAATACAACGGTATCTAACCAAGGCACCAGTATCAGCTCGTTACAGACCGACGTTACGGCTCTAGATGGCGCTGTATTCAATGCTGACAACAGTCTGAAGTTAGCCTCCACCTCTGCGTTAAACACGCTTACGAGCGACGTGAGAGCGATCTACGACGGCACTAACCCGAGCATCGTAAAAACCATACAGGCAGACGTAACTTCGCTAGAGGGTCAGGTATTCAACAGCGATGGCACCGCTAGACTTGCCACGGGATCAGCACTCAATACCCTGACCAACACGGTCACAACACAGGGCAACAGCTTAGGTACGGCTCAGGGCGACATTACAACACTCGAGGGAGCTGTATTTAACTCGGACGGTACGGTCAAGCTTGCGACAACTACGTCGGTCACCGCGCTGACCAATACAGTCAACACCCAAGGCGGAAACATCACGACGTTACAGGGCGATGTTACTGATCTCGAGGCTGAGGTTTTCAACAGTGACGGTACTGGTCGCTTGGCTACTGGATCAGCGCTGACAGCCCTGAGCAACACGGTCACTACGCAAGGCAGCTCGATATCTACCGTGCAAAACGACGTGACCAGCCTAGAGGGAGCCGTCTTTGATTCTTCCGGCAACGTAAAGCTAGCAACGACCACGGCGCTTGGGGGTCTTACAAATACAGTCGAGGCTATTTACGATGGCACCAATCCTTCTGTTGTTAAAACAATTCAGACAGACGTTACCTCGCTTGAGTCGGAGGTCTTCAACTCAGATGGTACTGGTCGCCTAGCAACGGCGTCTGCGCTTTCCGGGTTATCGAGCACCGTAAGCTCCCAAGGTGGCAGCATCACGACCCTCCAGACCGACGTAACGGATCTTGAGTCACAGGTCTTCAACAGTGACGGGACAGCGCGTTTGGCTACGGCTAGTGCCCTGAGCGGCGTTAGTAGTAGTGTCAGCACCAACTCGGGCAGCATAACCACCATACAGGGTGACGTGACCAGCCTTGAGGCAGAGGTATTTAATTCAGACGGTACATCCCGTCTAGCTACTGGGTCTGCTCTTACGTCGCTTAGTAATGATGTTTCGGCAATCTACGATTCAAGCAGTAACAGCACGATCGTTGGCAGTATTCAGTCAGACGTGACCTCGCTACAGGGCGCAGTGTTTGACTCGAACGGAGCGGTCCAGCTTGCTAGCTCTTCGGCTGTAACACTACTCAACAACGAGGTATGGGGTAACGGTGTCACTCCATCAGGCGCAGCATCCTCAAGAATCGACTCCCTAAACAGCGCAATTACCAACCCATCGACAGGTTTGACTGCTCTGTCTGGTGCGCTCTCTACACTCAATACAGAAGTGTTCCCAAATGGCACTGCAAGCGCCAGCAGAATAGATACCCTGGACACGGCAGTTTTTGACTCTAACGGAACGGTCAAGCTTGCTACAGCTCAGGCTGTCAGTGCTTTAGAAACTGAGGTATATGGCTCTTCTGGAGCGTCTGCTAGCCGCATCGATGGTTTATATACTGCGATCTACGACAGCAACGGCAACTTCGAGTTTGCGACTGCATCGGCGTTCAATACTTTAAATACAGCCGTAACCGGCACGGGTGCTATTGCTGACAAGGTAGATAACATCGCCGCATCCATGTTCGTAAACGGCGACACCACCGGCACACTGCAACTAGCTACGTCCTCAGCTCTCAATACTGTGACTACTGAGGTGTTCCCCAACGGCACCACATCAGCAAGCTCAATCGATACGCTACAAAGCGCGGTGTTCGACTCAAATGGAGCGGTCAAACTAGCCAGTGCTACAGCGCTTAACAATTTAGAGACCGAGGTGTTCGGTTCGGGCGGTGCATCTGCCAGTAGAATCGACGGCTTGGTCACCGAAGTTTTCAATGGCGATGGCTCCTCCAGACTTGCTACCGCAGCAGCTCTTACTACGCTCAATACAGAAGTAAACGGTAGCGGAGCAATCAGTGACAAGGTGGACAACATTGCCGCCGCAATGTTTGTTTCTGGTAACACTGAAGGCACACTGAATCTAGCAACCGCTGCGGCTGTCAATACACTCACGTCCGAGGTATTCCCTGACGGAACTACAAGCGCAAGCAGACTAGATACTCTCGATGCTAGCGTCTTCAACTCTGACGGCACGGTAAAGCTAGCAAGCGCCACTTCAGTTTCAGACCTACAAACAGAGGTCTATGGCTCTGGTGGTGCGGGAGCTAGTCGCATTGATGGGCTGTTCTCAGAGGTGTTCAACTCAGACGGTTCTGGGCGACTCGCTACAGCCGCAAACCTAAATACCGTCACCACAGAAGTGTTCCCGGACGGGACGGCAAACGCTAGTCGCATCGACAATCTAGCGACCGCTGTTTTCGACAGTTCCGGCAACGTGCAGTTGGCATCGGCTCAGGTAGTTAGTGACCTCACGACAGAGGTGTTTCCGAACGGATCGGCTAATGCCTCATCAATCGATACCGTTACTGCCACAGTTGCGGGGCAAACCAGTTCCATTCAGACACTGCAAACTGTTGTAGGTGACGCCAATGGCGGTCTTTCCAGCCAGTACTCGGTCAAGCTAGACAACAATGGGCACATAGCTGGTTTCGGAATATCAACCACCGATAACGATGGCACACCAACATCCGCGTTCATCATCAGGGCAGACAAGTTTTCGATTGTCGCTCCTACTGCCAGCAACCAGCAGACAAATAGTCCCGGCAACTCTTCAGAGCTGATTGTTCCGTTTGTCGTTCAGGCAGCTCAGACCACTATCAACGGTGAAACGGTTCCGGCTGGTGTCTACATGGACACTGCCTTCATCAAAAACGGCTCGATCACCAATGCGCTGATCGGTGACGCGGTAATTGATGATGCGAAGATCTCAAACCTGTCGGCAGCAAAAATTACGGCGGGAACAATCTCCACATCACGCCTAAACATCGATGGCGCTACTCTGACAGCAGACCCCGTTACAGGTGCTCTGCGTGTAGATGAGATAAATGCGAACCAAATTACCGCTGGCAGCATTAGTGCGACAGTCATGTCTGCCACTGACATTTACGCCAACAACCTGCTGGGTGATGTAAACGTTATTCAGTCGTTTAGGGACACTCAAGTACAGCAGTTTGCAGGTGGCGCTAACACGGGCACCTATGGTGGTGACCTGACGTTCCTCGAGGCGACCTTGGCGGCAAGCACCCACACGGGCACGGGGCATATCCCTTACGCTCAGGCTAGTGGCTGGTTTAACTCCACAAGCAGCAAGACTTATCGCATCCAGATGTGGATGAAAGACAACTCGACCGCACTAACCACGATTGGCACACCCGTTACGGTACAGACCGGGGGCTTCAAAAGCTCTGCGTTTATTGAGTTTAGCGGCGATGTGCGAACCCTTGTGCCTCAGGGCAACACATTGGTGAGTGGAACCAATACGACAACGGTTAGTAGCGCCTTCTATACAGCCTCTAACAGCCGGACGAGGGTTTACGTGGCAAGTGCAGTCGGCTTTTCAACGAGCGCCAGCGTCAGCACCCGGTCATCAGGGGCTTACCAGCTCGTTGGAGAGACTCGATTCAAGGCAAGTACAGACCTATACATGCCGTTCTCAATATCGGGTACACGAGGCATTGCGACCACCGGAACAATCGACATGAAGCTGGTGATGACGCGCTTCGGGTCAAGTGGTGTCACAGCCCCAGATACGGGCAGCTCAGTGGATTCGATAGGCGAAGTAAGCGGCATGATTATAGGCATGCGTTAATAGAGATTTTATGGCAAAAAAGGTACACTTGTGGCTCTAGAATTTGTTGACATTCGAAAAGTTTGGGATGTCATTCGACCGGGCTTAGAACTAATCCATTCTGAGAATAACCCGGACTGGAGAATCGAGGATGTTTACGCCGCGTGTGTAAACCAGCGCTCGTTTCTTCTCATGGATTCCGCACGGACCGCCTCAGGCTTCATCGTTCTTCAGACGAAGTCTCACCCTTTCAGGGACAGCAAGATAATGCTGATCTGGATCGCCTACGATCCTGTCCCCGGAAGCTTGATGACTTATGCCGACGAGCTGGAAGCCTTAGCCCTGAACACAGGGCACTCAGAAATAGAGTTTTTAACGCCTCATCGTGGGCTATGGGATCTGGGACAGCAGTACGGATACCGACTTCGATGGGCGACTTTGACAAAGAAGCTTGAGGGCGAGAAATGGGCGGCGGCGATACCCGAGTCAGGGAACCAGAATCACAAGCAGCGTTAGCTGAGCAAGCGGCGATTATGTACAACAACTACAGGAGAGACTTTCTCCCTGTAGAGATGGGCTTTTTAGACAGCGTTGATCGTACATTCGAAGATCAGGCATATGCTGATGCCGGCGGCAGGGCTTCTACCCAGATTGCGGGGCTGTATGAGCAGCAAATGCCCGAGTTCAAGCGATCTTTAAATAACGCCGGTTTCGATCCCAGTTCAGGAATGTATCAAGGTCGATCCAAGGCTTTGGAGGCAGCTCAGTTCCGGGGCATGGGCACAGGCGCAGCAGACGCCATGATGTCAAACACTGATCAGGGAATCGCAGGACTCACAAACTTTGTTCGCGGTGGTCAGAACCTCGAAACGCAAGCCATGCAAGGAAACATTGACCTAGCTCAAAACCAACTAAGTAGAGCTGGCAACATCGCTCGCCGTGACTTCGCTTCTGCAAGCGGGACTGCCGGTGCTCTAGGAACCGGAGTAGGAATGGCTGCTGCCTATGGGCTCGGAGGTCGTTACTCATGAATTTTGATGCCTATATGTCGATGCTTAACCCAGAAATGCAAGCACAGGTTGGCTCCTACTATGGTCGCGGCGGTTACGGCGGACCGTTTGGTGGCTCAACTCAAAACTACGGTAACGGGTTCATTAACCCATATCGATATAGCGGGCTGAGTGTAAAGGAGTCTCCAGGTGACAAGCTTTATGCGGACATCATCCGTCAATCTACCCGGGACTATGAAGAGTTTTATGCGCCACAAGAGCGCCGGCTTCTCGGGATGATCACCAGCACTGGAACAACCTTCCTGCCTGAAGAGTTGGAACGCACTCGAGGTGCGATATTGGGTGCGGCAGAGAATGTTCAGGGAACTAGTGACCGAAATGCAGCAAGACTGGGCATTCGCAACACCGCGATGGATCAAAACAACATCACCTCGACGCTTGTTGGCGGTGCCAATGAGACCCGAATGCGCGACGTTGATCGACGACTGCAGATGATTACGGGCGGGCTATCCGGCGTGTCGGGCAAGGCAAGGAGTATCGGCTAATGAGTGGATTAATTAGTTCAGGTCACGCAAAACGCGGTATCGCGATGAAAGGCTTTGCAAAAGTTGCAGAGCTAGACACTCAGCGAGCGAACATGCAGGACCAGCTTGATGCCGCAAAAGACCAGCAAGAAAAAGCCCTGCTCGGAACCGGTGCCGGCATAGGAGCGCAGTACGGAATTAGCAAGGCAATTGCTGCTAAGGGTGCTACGGCGGCAGGAAGCATGTCTCCGGCGATAGCAGCGCCTGTGACTAAGACGACTGCAGCTCTTGGCAGTGCTGTACCGGGAGTCAATACAGCAGCTACCGGTAAGGCTGGCTTGGCGTTAGCAAAAGCCGTTCCCGGAGCACCGGCTGCGGCGGGTGGAGGTCTTGCTGCCGGCGGTACCGGAGCAGCGGCAGCTAGCTCAAGTGCGGCAGCGGGAACCGGCGCAGCTGCGGCAGGATCGACTGCTGCTGGTGCTGCAGGAGCTGGTTCAGCGGCGTCTGGCGCAATGGCTGCGCTTGGCACGATCGCAGCCCCTATCGCGATTGGGATTGGTGCCGCATTTCTCCTAAACAAATTATTCGGTTGAGGTAAGCCATGTCATTTGCAGACGGCGTTGTAAAGGGTTACGGGCTAGTTCAAAACACGATGAACGCTGCGGAGGATCGTGCGTTTAGAAAAGAACAACAAGGCGACCTAAGAAACTACCGAGCTCAAACCCTCGGCATACAGCAGCAACAGGCTGACGACTTAGCAACCTATCGCGATCAAAATCTTTCGCTGCAGCGCGACGTCAAGACGATGGACCATCAATACAGAGTTCTTAAGGCGGCGTTTGATGCTCAAAATCAGGAGCGAGATGACGGCAACGCGGCAATAACTGCTCAAGCAGCTCTCGTTCGAGCCGAGACGGATGCCGGCGAATCGGCGCAGGACCTTGCTGATGCCAAGGATATTACTGACGGAAAGATCCTCAACAATATTTTTGAGATAGCTCAGAGCGGTGACACTCAAAGACGCCAAAATCGTGACTTGGTGTCAAGCTATTTTGATCAGCTCGAGGGGAGCCGGCTGTTTCCAATCGACACGATAATGTCCACCGACTTTAACGTTCACTCACAAGAGCTCTCTGGACTAATCGAGTCAATGGCGACTGGGCAAAACGTTCAAATCAATCAGCCTCAGCTTGCTGCACTAACTGACATCATGAGCATCAATAACACCAAGGCAATCGGATCCAAGGTTGATAGCCAAACGTTTCCAAATGCTCCCGCGGAGTATGAGGGCTACACCATTCGCGATATTAACCTTGCCGATTTAGAAGCCGTTGGTGGAAAGATCCGGGGATCAGTATCGGTTGAGCTGGAAGACCCCAATGGTGGGTCCGTTTTTTATTACCCGACCCTTACCGAGTTCCGAGGCGGAAATACAGCCCAGCTCGAGATGGAACCCGGTGAAGCTATGCAAGCCATGTATGGCAGGACAATGATGTACAACAACCTTCTTTCTAACACCGTGTTTAAAGAGGAAGTAAACAACTACAAGGTCGATAAGCGCGGCGGTGCAGATAAGGTCAAGGCTAGAACTGCGTCTGAGGTTAAGCGAGTTACGGACCTATTAGCGAAAAACGACTCAAACCAAGCCAACGCTCTGTTTATTGAAAACAACGATCTTCAGGGCTTGGTTATGCCGGGAGAAAACCCTGCAGACTTGCAAAACAAGCTGGCGCTTTTGGAAGAGCGAGCCGAGCGCAGATACTTATACGGCACCCCAACAGAGTCAAAAGTCAGTCGAGCGCAAGACTATGCTGCCCAGCTTCGAGGTCTTATGCCTCAAGTCAATGTGGATACTGGTGACCGATCTCTCAAATCATCAGGTGCCAACAGCCGACAGACGGTTAGAGGTAACGGCATTGTTTCCTTGAGCGAGCTGATTGGTGACGTTAACGAACTAAATCCAAATCAAATGGCGCACATTAACGCCATGATCAATAACCCGGATGACATGACCATTCCGGCAGCTAAGTTTGAGCGGCTACAACAATATTTGATCAACCAAGGCTTGATGGCTCGACCATAAGGGGAACCGAATGGCTGGCATAGTACTGGGTCGCAAAACTCCATTTGCCCCCGAACTTCCCGAACAAAAAACTGAGGACCTTGGTGACAAGCTGACTGAGGGTGGAATCCTTGCGGACACTCAGTTCGGTAAAGGCTTAGATGCAGGTATCGACCAAACCCAAGGTCTTGGCGGTGCGCTCAAAGCCACGGTCGGTAGCGCTATTGGCAATGAGGAGTGGGTCGATTCAGGTCTAGCTTACTACCGCAAGAAAATGCAGGACGCTGCCAACGTAGGCGCAAATGTCACCTCCGTAGAAGAGATAGATTCATTCGGTGATTTCACTGATTGGGCTGGCTACACCCTCGGAACGCTGGTGCCTGATGTGGTTGGTGGCGGCGTTGCAGGTGTTGCGGCAAAAGCTGGTACTAAAAAACTGCTAAAAAACAAGCTCGAGCAGGAAGCTGATACGATCGGCAAGCGTCTTGCAGAAAAGGTCACTCAAAAGAACTACGACGCTGCTGCCGGATTTGTTGGTTATAGCGCAGCACAGAACACCGCCTCTAACTTTGCTGAAATCTATGAAGAAACCGGTCTTGAGGCTCCCGGCAAAGCCCTAGCTGTTGGTGTGGCTCAGGGAGCGCTCGATCGTTTTGGCGTTCCACAGCGAGCATTCAAGCGAATGTTTGGATCGGACGGATTAGAGCAGTTTAACGACGACATTGCTGAGCGAGTCTTTATGAGTAAGGACTACGTCTTGGCGGTGGGTCGTGAGGCGGTCAAAGCTGCTGGCGTAGAAGGCTTCACAGAATTTACTCAGGAGTTTTTGGGCAGAGCCGCAGTGGCATGGGCAGAAGAAAACCTGCCTGAAGACCAGCAGCGTGAGTTCTTGGAGATCGTCGCAGATGAACGATCCAAGTCCATGTACATCAACTCCTTTGCATCCGGTGTTCTTGCCGGAACTGCTGGCGGTGCCGCAATACAGGCGACAAAGGTGGGCGGCAGACGCCCAGACCAGCCCGGTCCCGAGGGTCCCGAACCGTTTAGCGAAGAGGCTGAGCAAGCTCGCATCAATCGTATGCCTGAGGCTCGTCGTAAAGTTATTGAGCTGACCCAAGCAGAGACAACTATCGACCCGGAGGGGGGTCCGACACCAGAGCCGACGCCCGGTACGGTCGCGCTTACCCCTGAGGAAACAACAATACAGCCCGGTCAGGACCCCAGCATGGACATTTTGCTGGAGGGGTACGACAGACCGCCGGCAGAGCCGATGCTGTACTGGGGCAACATGCCTGTGCCGCTACAAAAGCAGCTCATTGTTGACGGCATGGAAGACGATATAGCTACAGAGGCTGACCTGAGAGCAGCGGCTGAAAAGCTCGAGGGCACAGAAAGATCTTCTGCGCTGAACGCTATCAATGCGTCGGTAAATCGTGGCACTCGTCGTGCAGTACCACTGGAAACGCAGCAAACAGATGAGTTCGGCGGCGAGATCTTTATGGTCAGCACACCAGAAACTCTAAGCCAAAAAATCGAGTCGTTTAACGATGCTGCTGCGCGTGGACCAATTCCCAAAACAACGGGTGAAGGAGAGTTTGCATCTCAAGGCGTTACTGAAGCGGACATAAACTTCAATATCACACCGTCTCGGGGTCCTGTGTCCATGCTCACCGAGGACGGCAGAACAGTTCAACTGCCCGGTCTCACCGACTTTGTAGGAAGCACCGACCCAACAGCCAACCCAGCCCTCGAGGAAGCGGCGTCTATCTACCTTGACCTCGCAATGCGTGGCGTACCAAAAGAGTTTCGTGATCTTGTGAAAGGCACTCACGTCCTTTCAACTGAGGACATACCTCACGACGCAGAGGCGGCTTTCCTCGACAGGTCTAGTGTGATCGGCATGAGGTTCGATCACTTGCTAGAGGGAGCAGATGACGAGCAGAGAGCTCGCCGCAATCGCTTCAATACAGCGCATGAAGTAATGCATGCAGCTGACTTTAGAAACGGCTACTCATCTGCTATCGATCACTTCAAAATGAAGGTAGAAGACATCGACGGCGATGGTCAGCCTGATATCTCTATGGGTAGAGCCATCGAGGAAATCTTTGACCTATGGGAGTCTGACGCAGAAGGAGCTGGCTTCTTTTCGTACCCACTAGACGCCCTTTACGACAACATCGCTAAGCAAAATGGCGACCCAGAGAAGATCCAAGGTGTACTCGATGGCGCACGAGAGGAGCTGTTCGCTCAACTTGGTGCAGCCTACGTGGCTAACGAGGGATCGATACAGAAGAGTTTGCCGTTTGGGCATAGTATAATCGAGGACATATTCGCTAACCCTGTTCCGGCAGAGCAGTTAGTAACTAACGACGTAAGAGGTTTGTATGGGAATCAGGAAGCTAACCAAGAAACCCCTGTCTCCGAAGGTGCAGGAGTACCTCGAGACGTTCGGACACCTGCCGAGTCAGGAGGCGTTCAAGTTCAAGACGAAGGAGGAGCTGGAGGAACTGGCGGACCTAGCCTTGTCGAGGAACAAGCCAGTGAAAGCGTGGGCGGAACGCCCGAACCTGAAGCTGGGGACAGTGCAGGACAAGTATTACCAGTAGAGCGCACAGAGCTCAGGCAAAGCTTACTTCAAAGCATTCCTGAAGGCGGAATATCCTCAGCTCAACTGTCCGAACAGGTAGGACAGGAAGAAGCAAACTTCCGTGATCTTCTAGATCAGATGGAGGAAGACGGAGAAATTACCTCCGAGCTAACAGCTGACGGCGAGCTTTACCTGCCCGCATCCTCCGAGCCTAAGTTCATCAAGAAAGGCGCGGAGTATTTGCTACAGAACTCCCGGGGCAAGACCACTGGAAAAGCATCCGTAACAAAGGCGATCAATCCCAAGAATGCAGCCAAGCAAATACCTGCTCTTCAGGCGCTGAGCGATCGACACGACGATCCGCTGTCCTCACCTGCCGCATGGCTGAGGTTCGAAAGAGATCTTACGGGAAGTAACACTACGATCCGACCGCCTCACGGACTGATCTCTCTGTACAACGACATAGATACGTGGGTCGCTACTCATTCGCGCCTGTCTGATCAACAAGTACAGGCAGCTAGGGAGGGGCTAGAAACCGCTCGAGAGATGGGCGAGGTCTATGCCTCAGGGGAAGCAACGCCCGACATAACCGGAAAGCTCATGCTTTGGGGCATCATGTCGAGAATGCTCACCGCCTCGGCTCAAGAGGCTGGCTTTGTTGATCTGCTAACAAAAATGCCCGGGGCAAAAGATGACCCCGCAGGTGACATCATTCAGAAAACGCTTGATGGCACCATGACAGAGCAGGACGTGAAGAGCTGGGAGAAGGCAGTAAAACGCCTCATACCAGAGGGTTCGTTCGGTCGATCTGGCACAAGCAATGCTAACGATTGGGCAAAGTTTATGCTCAAGATGTCTGAGCGCACTGAAGACGGCAGAAGCAGGCTGGAGGAGCTGCACGATCTTGTAGGTAATCGATCAATCTCCACCGTAGATGTTCGTCGTCAGTTCCAGGGGATGATCAACAACCCCGGAATCGGCAACAAAGTATTCTCGTTCTTAATGTTAATGACCGGGCGTGACGACGTAGTCATCCTCGACCGGATTCAGCTCAACTCAATGTGGGATGCGGGGCGTTACGGCAAGCTTATCTACGACGACATTGCAGATGAGTTCGACAAGGGGCACGGTCTGGCTCGATACGAAGCGCTTGAGAAATCTCTCAACCAGCGCATCAAAGAGCTTTATCGGAGGCTTGGTCGAGAAGATGAAGGCTCAGTAGGCAGATACCATTGGGAGAGCTGGGTTCTGAACTCAGGTCAGGTCGTTGCACACCCAACGATGAAGGGGCTGTTAGACGACGCAAGAGGTGCAGACACACCTTATGCCGACATGGGTGCGCCTGAAGGCAAGATGAACCTGTTTAGGTACGGCGCGATCTACGCCCGAGACCCTGACGGCAACCCGTATTTCCTGTATGCTGATCAGTCAAACAAGCCGTACCGTTTCACCCCAAAAAAGTTCTCCGAATTCTTGGATCAAGTCAAACTTCGGAAGCGCAACATTATCCCGAAAGGGTTCAAGGTAAGTGAATATGACAAAGGATTCCCTTGGTACGAAGCCGATGGCGTCAACAGAGACAACCTCGATGCCCTCATCCGCGAGTACGCAGAAAGAGAAGCAGTTGAAAGCGACTATGCTGTTGAAGAAACTGATGTCCAAGACGACGCCGATGTCGGCGGACAGCCCGAGGCAGAACGCCCAAGATACATAAAGGGCAAGCGAACACCGGACAATAGTCCACCCCACGAAGTCACATTCAACCTCGATGACGAGTACCTTGTAGATAGGGACCTTTCGCAGCGCCTAAACAGGCTAATGCCAAAGAGCTTTAGCAAGGCTCTTGTCGATCGTTACGGAAGACTCAAAGAGCTCGAGGATCGTCTCGCTGCCAGTGTCGGTATGGACCGCATGCCGGCATCAGTATCTGCTTACGACGCAGAAAACCTTATGCACTCCAAGGTGCAGAATCAGATCGAAGAATTTGAGAACGACTACATCAAGCCAATAGCGGCAATGATGAAGGCGGCAGATCTCGATGGTGAACAGGTAGGTCTGTACTTGCTGGCTAAGCATGCCCCGGAACGTAACAGGGTCATTGCCGAACGCGAGCAAGCCATGAGGGCGGAGCAAATAGATCGCCTCAACAAAGCACTTGAGGACTCAATGGGCGCTCTCGATCGCCCGGTCGAATCTATCACTGAGCGACTAGACAAGCTTGAGAACGAGCCTCTCCGATTCCAAGACACCGGTTCGGGCATGACCGACTCTGAGGCAGAGTCTGTGATCGCCACGGCAAAGCTCGAAGACAAGTATGACGCGCTCGAGGAGATCTCAAGCAAGGTCTACGAGATGCTTTCTGACATGCGTCAGAACATGGTTGACAAGGGCTTGCTGGATGACGAGACAAAAGAGGACTGGCAAGACACGTATGAATTCTATGTGCCGCTGAAGGGCTTTGCCGCCCTAGAGCAAGACGGCGACATGGTTGCGGGTACTGGGGCGAAAGGCTTCAGCGTTACAGGCAAGGAGTCCTTTAAGGCGAAGGGTCGTGTAACCATGCCAGCCAATCCACTGCTAAATGCGTTTGTGGACGGCGAGACAAAAATTATTAGGGCGGAAAAAAATGTAATCGCCCAACGTCTACTGAAGATGCTCAGCAAGTTTAAGTCTGACCAGTGGAGCGTTTACCCGCCAACGCAGTACCCGTTCCAAACGCCGCCAGACGATATTAGCGTGCGGAAGAGCAAAAGCCAGATGGCTTCTGAGATGCGCCCCGATGACGACAAGGTTCACCGATACATACAGGTAAAGCGCAACGGGCAGGACCACTTCATTGAGATTCGCGATAAGGAGCTGAACAGAAACCTGCAGGCTGGCAGTGTGGGCATATTCAATTCCGAGGTTGAGTCGTTCAACCAAATCATGACCTTTATGCGGGAATTCCAGAACTTCCGTCGCGACATGATCATCAACTACAACCCAAGCTGGGGACTGGTTAACCCAATCAGAGACGTTCAAACGGGACTCGCTTTCATTCTTGCCGAGCAAGACTCTCGTGCCGGCAGGCTGAAAGACAAGGACCTGATCTGGGAGGTGGTAAAAGGATGGGGACCATCGTGGAAGGCGTTGTGGCGTGATGCTCGGGGCAATGAGCCCAAGACAGATGAAGCTAAAGAGCTGGCGCAGTTTGTTAAGGACTATAAAGACGACGGCGCTCCTACCGGCATTGCTTACAGCAAAAGCATTGATGAGCAAGCCCGCCGCATTGAGACGCTGATAAAGCGAGGAAAAATTAGAGAAGCGTTTGCTTATTTAGGCAAGGTTGTTGAGGACTTCAATCAGGTAATGGAGAACGTTACCCGGCTGTCCACTTATATTGCCGCACGAAAATCTGGGGTCGAGAGAACAACTGCTGCGACCGTGGCTAAAGACCTGACAGTTAACTTCAATCGCAAAGGGGAGCTCAGCTCCGCAACAGACACCTTCTACCTATTCTTCAACGCTGCAATACAGGGCAACGTGAATACTGCCGAGGCTGTATTGAAGTCAGGCAGGGATGGCGAGAAGCTTACCAAGGCTCGAATGGTCGCCGCGGGGCTTGTGCTTGCCGGGTTTGCAAGGACGTTGATAAACATCTGGATGTCTGGTGAGGATGAGGATGGAGAGTCTACCTACCTCGACTACAACGAGTATGCCCTAAAATCAGGAATGCTATTCCGTATCAGTGATGAGCAAGGCTTTGCATTGCCTAAGGCGTATGGATGGGGCTTCTACGATGACGTAGGTCGTTTGGGCGCTGAGCTGGCTATGGACCTCAAAAGTCCAGATCAGGTCGGTGTGGATCTGCTGACATCTATGGATCGGCACTTTAACCCCCAGGGTATACACGCCGTCTCAGATGACCGAGATGCGTCAGAGTCAGTAATGCTGAAGCTAGGCTTCCTCGCCGGACCGGACGTTACTGACTTCGCTCTAGAGCAAGCTGCAAATATCAACTACTTCGGGGAGAACATTACGATCCCCCAGAACCCGTTCTTGGTGCAGAAGCCCAAGTCACAAAAGACCCGCAGGCGCACGTCTGATTGGATTGAGAGCACAACTAAAACCATTGCCGAGCTGAGTGGTGGTGACGACTACATCCCGGGCAGCGTTGAGGTCAACCCAGATAGAGTTCAGCACGGATTAGATTTCCTGCTCGGAGGTGTTGGTAGGTTCTTCAATGATGCAGCCGACACTGCGACCAAGTCTCTGAATGACAGACCCGGAGACCTGAAGGCTGACGACGTACCAATCATCCGCACGTTCTTCCCTAGAGTCAGTCAATACAAGGATCGAGTTACTTATTACGACTCTCGCAACGAGTGGCTCCAGTATCGAACGCAGATCAGAGACGCTGACGCAGAGGAAAGCAAGACACTTGTAGAGCGTTACGGCAGAGAGCTGTACCAGTTCGAGACCTTCCACAGTCAAGCAGAGAAGCAGCTCAGAAAACTGTCCAAGCAGAAGAAGCTACTCGAGGATAACGGTGTCATCGATCCAATGGTGCGATATGAAAAGCTGGACGAGATCACGGCTCAACAGGAGCTGATCTTCGACCGGTACAACAAGAAGTGGAACGAAGTTAAACCCTAAGGAGATAGTCATGCACGACGGTAAACCCTGTAAAGGAAAGCGCGGCAAAAAATCCATGAAAAAGGCTTTGCCCAAGCGCGGTCAACGAGCTGCGACTAACAAGCGCAAGCGAGGATAGTTCGGTGGCTAATGAGCCCACAGACAAAGCCCTGTATGCCCGGGTCAAAGCCGCAGCAAAGAAGAAGTTCAAGGTCTATCCATCAGCCTACGCCAACGCTTGGCTTGTGCGTGAATACAAGAAGCGTGGCGGTAAGTACAAGACGGTGAAGAAGCGTGGCAAAAAGTGACGGCGGTCTGACACGCTGGTTCAAAGAAGACTGGCGCGATATCAAGACGGGTAAGAAGTGTGGACGGTCAGGGAAGGACAAGAAGAAGCGTCCTTATCCTGCTTGTCGTCCCTCGAAACGTGTTTCGTCGAAGACACCAAAGACAAGTGGGGAAATGTCTTCCGCTGAAAAGGCTCGCATGAAGAAGGCGAAGACAAGCTCGAAGAAGATACCGTATTCTCATCAGAGAAAGCGAACTGCGGCGAAGCGCTAACGCAGTTAAGAAAATCCACCACGTCCGTTTTGGTGCGTTGCACCACGACGATATCGATGTCCACGAGCGACAGATCCTTACCCGACTTACGCAGCTCCTTTAAGAAGTCATGCCTGTGCTTGGACGTATCATAAAACGTCGTTACCGGCGGACATTCGTTGTGATCTACAATGCGATAGATGTTCCAAGTGGTCATGATTTACCTCCAAATAAAGCGGGTATCTCACCCCCCGCAAAGGCGGGTCGGATGGGGTGAGAACCCAAACAAGGGTTGGAGTCCATGGGGCAGAATGCAGCTATCGAGCGCATCTCATAAGTGCTTTGTAAGTTATTGATATGATGAAAAAAGACAGAAATAACAAGGGGTTCCACCTTGCCAAGGTTGAGGTCGCGAGTTCGAATCTCGTTTCCCGCTCCAATTTCTGTTTCGTCAACAGCATCAACAAGTTACGTCTGCCCCTATGGGGTCCAACCTAACTGTAAGGGACTCGGCGTGTTCAACGAACCCGGGATCCCTCGTTTTTTCAAGGTTGGAGTACCCCTTCCAACCTGTTAATTACCACTCTCTTATGCTCGGTTCCCAAGTGGGTGTACCGGGCAATCGAGTTCAGGCTACTCCAGTTGCCAAGCTCCTTGAGCTCGACGGCTTGAGTGCCGTTCTTTATGTGCAGACTGGCGAACGTGTGGCGCAGAGTGTGGAACGTTGTTCCGGCAGGTAGACCTGCATTCCGCACCGCTTTTCTCCATGTCTTATTGCACACCGCTTTTACCGATAGCGGGTTACCACACTGCTGGTAAAACACGTATGCAATCTCACCTACCCGGGGGCGGTTGAACTGCAGATCCAGCTTGTCGTTGTGACGCCGCCTCAGTAAAGCTTGAAGCGTTTTGCCGATGGGAATACACAACGGTTTGTTGTTCTTCATCTCGGCTGCAGGTATGACGATCTCTTTGAAATCATCCGAAACATACCGCCACCGTAGGAGTCTGACATTGTTGTTTCGCATCCCGGTGTGGACTGCGAACTTCGCCATGTCAGCTCTCAGCGGATCTAGGTTTTGGAGTAACCGTTGTATCTGGTCGGGCTCCAAATAGTTAGTCCGCTTGTTCTCCTCGAGCAGCTTAATTTTTGGTGGGACAAACTGTAGGTCCAGCTCCTCGACACCGAAGTTAAGCATCGCTCTCAGATAGGTCAGGTAACAATTGACGGTAGCCTGTGCGAGACCGCGTTCCTCGACCAGTTCCTGCTGCATCATATAGATGTCAGCTTTCTTGACCTCGTCGATTGGTCGGTCGCCCCACCGGGCTTTCATCTCTCCGATGACCCTACGTGCGACTTCGTTTCGTTCCTTGCCTCGAGAGCTTTTGCTCTTGAGATAGACACCTGCAAGTTCATTAAACGTCCATTGCTTCATTTCATCTCTCCATGAATGTGGAGATGCGCTCGAAGCTTTGGCGATCATATGATGTTCTTTCTGCACAGTCCAACCTCTTAATCCGACTTAAAAGAGCCCCCCGAAGGGGGCAAGCACACTATGAAAGATCAGCTCGTAACGTGAGCCACCCGGAATTTAGTGAGGCGTTTTGGACACCGGTGCCTCTAGCCAGCTTTCACGGGAGCGGAATCCCTGTCCTATCTCATGGAGTGAGAATTAGTTAATCACTTCGCCCTCGGCGATTTCAGTTTCGCCATCGTCCGTGGGTAGAAGTTTTTGCAGGTCAATGTTGATAACCTCCAGCCCAATTCGAGCAAGCTCCAGGGTCGTGCCCATAACAGCCAGTGCGTTCTGACCGTTCTGTGCGCGAACCAAAAGCTCTTTGCAGGGTTGGCTTAGATCATCAACGTTGTAAGTTTGACCGTTGACTTGGATTTGTTGCTGTTCGCTCATCGCGTCTTTCTCCTAGCGTTGTCGCGTATCAATCGATAAGAGCGTGGCGCGTGAAGCGACAGCTCTGCTTGGGGTGAATGTCGATCCGTGAATGAATGCCCTCTGCCACATACCTCGCAGTACGGTTCAGCTTGGGCAATCCTGTCGCGGACACCAACCATCTCAATCGCCACTTCTGGATTAAGCTCCAGTGGATCATCGCCAACCCGGATGACGTGCTCTTCAACACCCAACTCTGATTTGACATTGATGATCCCTTCCTGACGGTCTCGATAATTTCTGACGCCGCGAATCCATATGCGGTGGTCGAAGGATGCGTTTGGATTTTTGTCATCTAACTCATAGCCTCCGTAAACCACCGTATTTACAGCTCTGGTGATTCGCAGTCCCATACATTGGTGTCCTTAAATTGCGAACGGGTCCTCTCCGAAGGGGTCGCTCGCTGGTTTTGGTGCGGTCTCGGCTGGACTTTCATTTGCTGCCGGCGGGAGCCAAAGATCAAAGCCCAACTGAGGATTTCCAGATTGGTTGATCTCTTGTGTCACCTTGATGATGAAATCCAGCTTCTCTCCGTTTGGGGTGTCGATAGCAAGGTTGCCACTCCATACGGGTATTAATTGAGCTTTGCGCTTTGGGTCAAGATCCCGGTACCACTGATGGGTCATGAGGCGATTCTCTTCTTGTTCTCGCCTGTCCTGATCCATCTTCCATGCCTTGCCCTTGAGGGGTTTGCGTTCATATGCCATTACAGCGCTCCATATTTGATGTTGATTTGACGGGTGTTATTCACCCGGCGGAATGACTCCGGTGAGCCACCCCGATCGAGGACGGCTTGATCGCCGCCTAAGTATTCGTAGGCTTTTCGGTAGTCGATAGTGGGGGTTCGGTTGATCAGCCTTACAGTGACAAACCCGTCCGTAACGGAGCAGTTGTACTGGTCAGCAATGCTCTTCTTGAGCACATCAGATTTCTTTTTGATCTCAGCGATCTCTTCAAGGTCGTCGCGATGGGTTTCCTCGAGGTCGGCTAGCCTTTGCTGCAAAGCGCTGAGCTCTTCCATTTCCTTTGTGGGCTGAACGGTAATCACCTCATCCTGCGCCGGCTCAAGGAACTCCTGACGCAGCTCCTCGTCCTGAGCAATCGTGTGCATGTGTTCGTACCATGCCTCGTACAGGCTAATTCTTTGCACAGTTCCTGCCGCGGGCTCTGGTAACAGCTTCCCGGGGACCGGCTCATAGAGCCAGCCATCGATGCGCTGCACCCTCTCAAGCACAAACTTCGGAGGTGACACGTCGTCCTTTGCGAGGTAGCAAAAGAAGTCACACCAGCTCGCGTCTAGGCATTCCATCTGCACGTAGACCTGCCACAGGTACATCTTCTTTTTTTCATCGAAGACGCTGTAGGGTTCCTTGTTGTACTTGGGGTACGGGCACTTGATCTCAATGCAGCCGTCCAAACCGATCAGACCATCCGGGCTTGCTGCAAGAAACTGATGCTTCGGGTGAACGATCAGCCCGGTTTCAGTCACCTCGTTACCGGTGTGGTACTCGTAGTAGTCCCGGGCTATGTTCTCCATGTCGGCACCGTGTTGTACCGCGGGACTCATCACAAACTCACTGGGCTTGCCGCAAAGGTCTCTTACCTTCTTTCTCAGGTACTCCTGAGCCGTCTCGTACGGGTTGTTCCCTTCGAGCGAAGAGCACCCTGTCGCAGTGATATAGGGCTTGCGTTCCTCGAGCCATGCATTGTCTTGTGTGCTAGACATTCTTCTGCTCTCCGAAGTTGTTCGCTAGCCAGCGCTCAAATACATCTGGGAGCGGGTCTAGCTTTCTGTTGCGGCAACCTTTGGCATAAGCTTTGAAGCGCTCTCTGGCTTCTTCGGGGGTCTGAGAATCAGCGACCCCAGCCTCTTTCCAGCACTCGCTACGCTGCTGATCAGCACTTGCTTCGGCTTTTTTCGCTGGCGCTTTTCTGGCTGGTGCTTTTTTTGCTGCGGCTTGCTCCTTTGCCTCAACGACTGTTGGCAGCTTTTCCTCGGTTACGCTCTCGATAACGTCCTCATCGCCGCCCAGCCCGAGGGCAAGCATTAGCGAGTACCGCTTTGCGTAGGTGATTGCTCCTCCGTATTTGTGTTCGTCTTGCTTGCTGGCAGGTATACGGACAATGCCGGAGGTGAGCTGCCCGCCATGACCGTAGATAACAGTCTCGACTGCGGCTCCACCTTGGGCGGGATGAGATATGTGATGGAAGAAAAGACCCTCTTTGTGCATAAGGGGTCGGATGGTCTTTAAGATCTGCTCGTAGGTCGCGAACTTACCGTAACCGCCTTTCTCGTCTTTGAGGACGATGATTTCCTTTTGGTGGAACTTGACAAGAGCGTCTTGTAGACCGGCAGACAATTGTGTCTGTACCGTTTGTGGCAATTCCATGTTGACAATCCATGATTAGGTTTTCAACACAGAGAATATGGGGTGGATCCCGATCTGTCAACACTGAATACATAAATTGCAGACCGGGATGGGATTTACCTCATTAGTCTGTTTTCCTCGAGGTACTCTGCGACTTCAGGTCCCCAGTGTGTGACGGTGCATGAAGCAAGCTTTGCAACGTTGATCATCGTCCACATAATGCGACCTTTGCCGGCAGGAGCCATCTTAAGTAGATAGACCTCGGGCAGTGGCGCGTATTCTGTCAAGAAGCTAAGCACTGGCTCATTGGTTGCCTGTACAGCGATGATTGAGTCCTTGATTGCCTTGTACATTGCTGGACGCTTGAATCTAATCTGGTCTATTTGATTGTGTTCGGGGTTGTAACCCTGCTTAATCATTGTGGCAACCGTGCCCTCATCAAGAGCGACGTTCCCCATGTCAGTCGTCATGACGCCGATGTATATGCCGTCCTCTCCGCCAACAGCTGGCGTCGTATCAGAACCCGAGTAATCCCGGTTTAAATTAACGTTGAGGACGCCTCGTTGCTTTTTAAGTAGGTCTGCAGCTTTGCTTTTCCAATACGCTCGATCATTGTGTCGTTCCATTCCTGTCCTTCTCACCTCTACTTCTTATATCTGCTACTACTGCCAGTGAGTCTAGTACCGCTGCCCCCTGAATCTTGTCTTCATAAGCCTCAACCGTGATCTCCGCGAACAGTTGTGGGCTCATACTGTTTTCGTCCTCGACCTCAAGTGTCTTTACGAATGTGATGGCGTCTATCAGCTTCTTCGTGTTCAAGCCTGAAGAAGATTTACCGTACACCCATTCCATGATGTCGATTCCAAGATGGTCAGCAACCCGGCTTATCTCGCTATGCTCCCGGGGAACCGCACCTGTCAGCCAATTTGAAGCCTGACTATGTGAAACGCCCAGCTCTTCCGATAGCCGCTGAGCTCTACCCCAGTTGGGATATTCTTGCTCAGACAGTTTTTTCGCGAAGTATTCTGCGCGGTGGTGCTTTGTCCATTCCTTCATTTCTGCTCCATTTTGAGAGTGAGACCTGGAGTTTACCGATTCAACCCGGAAATTGTAGCTGTTGATTCGTACAGTATATTTCTAGACTTAACCTTGACAATTTAGTTTAGCCAGTCGTAAAGTCTGCAGTCACCACGGATTTGGGGGCTAAGACTGGATGGAAAATTCAGCAACCGATTACACGATAATCGTCAACACGGTGATTCGTGACAATCGACTAAGCGCAAGTGACTTAGGTTTGCTGATCTATCTCCTCCACCTGCCCGAGACGTGGAAGATCCAACCCATACAGTTAGCTGATCGTTTCGACTGCAACAGACAAACGATTTACAGCCAGCTCAACCGACTCAAAGAGCTCGAATATGTCGAGCATCAACAGAGCAGAAAGGGTGGATCATTCAGCGGAGCTGAGTGGAAAGTGTCTAAATCACCGTATACGAAAAAACCGGATACGGTAAATCGAACACTACTAAGTACTAATAATTTACAAAATACGAATAGTACTAAAGAGCCTTCAACGAATTGGCGCGACAAGCTGTACGACGATCGCCCTGACTGTGTCCTAGCGGAAGCTTGGAAGCGCTGGATCGATTACAAGGTCGAGCAAAACAAGAACCGCCCAATCTCACAACGCACTGTCAGCATGTCGAAGAATCGACTCATCGCTCTCGACAAGAAGGGCTTCGATACCTCCGGGGTCATCGAGGTCACCATCAACCGCAACTGGAAAGGGATCGGTGACGATAGCTACAGCGCATATGACCGCTGCAAGCGCGACCTCGCCGAGCAGCTAATAATCTAATGGATATACGAGAACTGAAAGTCGAGCTGGGCAGTCGTGCCCTGTCTCTTTGCAACACACTACTTCCCGACGGCAGAGTCGAGGGTCAAGACTGGAAGGTGGGATCAGTTACCGGGGAACCCGGTCGGTCCCTCAGCGTTCACCTCAACGGAGAGAAGCAGGGTCAGTGGATTGACTTCGCTACCGGTGAAGGTGGCGACATGATCGACCTCATCATGCATGTCAGGCGCGTCGATATTAAAGACGCAATGGAATGGGGTCGGCGCGAGTGCAACATCAGAGAGAAGCACCACGCCAAAATCAAATCAGCACAACCCCGGGCGTACAACACTGCTCGATTACCTGAACCTTTCGGTGACAACGATGTATTGGAAAAGGTCATGCTCGACCGGGGCTTCCAGAACTGCTCTGCGGTTATCGAGCGTCACGGTCTGTTCAGCTACAAAACCAGTAAGGGGCTCGACGTTGTCTTCCCTTACTACAGCCCAGACGGTGCGCTTGAGTTTGTAAAGAACAAAGCACTGGATCATGACGGTCACCCCGGGATGTGTGGACAGAGCAATCTCAAGCCCATTCTTTTCGGCTGGCACACCATGCCGCCGGCGTGTCGTCAGGTCTGGATCACCGAGGGCGAGTGGGATGCCTGTGCAGCCTCGGAACTAGGATTCCCCGCCTTGAGCGTCCCGATGGGCGGCGGCAAAGGCGCGAAGCAAACCAAGTGGATTGCGAACGAATACGAAAACCTATCCCGATTCGATGAGATCGTCATCGCTACCGATATGGATGAACAGGGAGAGCTGGCGGCAAAAGAGATTGCGCAGCGGCTGGGTGACCGGTGTATCCGGGTCAAGCTCCCGGTCAAGGACATCAATGAACTGCTGCAGCTCCAGGGTGCTGAACAAGCCAAGTTTGTGCTGCAGAAATGCTATGAAGACGCCAAGTGGCAGGACCCCGAAACCCTGCGCTCAGTTGCTGAGTTTTCTGACGACATTACCGACTACTTCGAGGACAAGGACAGCCGTACCGGCGGGTTCTCGATGGGCTGGGACAAAACAGAGGAGATCGACTATCGATTCAGACCCAGCGAGCTCATTGGTTGTGTCGGCTTTTCTGGTTCAGGCAAGACGATGTTTCTGGGTCAGCTGTCGCTCAACGCAATCGCTCAGGACCAAAAGATTCTTGTCGCATCGATGGAGATGTCACCAAAGAACCTTCTGGGTCGAATGTTTCAACAGGCATGTGCCACGCCTGCCCCGACGCTCGAGTACCGCACCAAGATCATGGAGTGGATGGCTCAGAACCTTTGGCTCTACATCGACAACCTGAACCCGAAGATTAAAGACCTGCTGAAGTGCTTCGAGTACGCCTACCGTCGTTACGGTGTGAACGTGTTCATCATCGACAGCTTGACCTGTATGTGCTCACACGAGGACTACCGGAAGCAGCAGGAGATCGTTGAGCAGATAGTCCAGTTCAAGAACGCATTCAACTGCACGGTGTTCCTTGTCACCCACTCTCGCAAACAAGAGGACGAGTCCCGGGCTCCCGGTAAGTTCGATGTGAAGGGCTCGGGTGCGATCACCGATCTAGCGGACAGCTTCTTTTCAATTTGGAAGAACAAGAAGAAGACAGAGCACATGCAGATCTGCCGGCTGACCGGGGAAGAACCCAACCCGGACGTGGCAAAGCAGTGGGACGTTCAAGTCAACATTTTGAAAAACAGAAACGGACAGTACGAGGGTCGCATCGGCTTCGAGTTCCATGATGAGACCTGCCAGTACTTAGACAGCCGCGGGGCTAGACCTCGCAAGTACATCCAATGGAGTAAGGGAGCGTGATGATTGAGCAAGAACAGTTCGCACAAAACATACGGAAAGCAGGGACGGCAGTTACGGAGGCTGAAAAGAAGGCATGCGAAATGGAAGCAGAAGAGAAAAAGCAGTTCGCCCTGCTGCAAGTAGAGGCGCTGGGCGAGGGGTACAAAACCGTGGCGTCTCAAACTACCTACGCAGACAGCAGCGAGAAAATGTTCATAGCGAGGGTCAATCGCGGAGTCGCCAAGGCAGAAATCGCGGCAGCGAAAGCGAACCTTCTAGCAGCTGAGGTCGAGTTCAAGGTCTGGCAAACCCAGATGGCAACACTGAGACAGGAGAAGCGTGTGTATGGCAGCTGAACGAGTCATGCCCGACTGGATAGAGCTAGCCCGCCAGTCCATCGAGGCGAAGCAAAGCGAAAAGGTCCGAAAACAAATCGATCATTTTCAGTGGCTGATCGAACAACGAAAAGCCGAAATCAAGCGAGACATGGAAGCCATGCAGAGAGGAGCCAATGACAGAGGATGAAGTCAAGGAATCCAACCCGTGCGGAACGGGAGTGGATGGATGCCATTGTGAAGCACGGATGTGTCGTGTGTCGAAAGGAGTTTGGGATCTTCACGGAGACGGAGATTCATCATTTAGATGGCAAGACCAAACCGGGGGCGCACTTAAAGACGATCCCCCTGTGTTATCGCCATCACAGAGACGGAGAAGACTGCAGTGTTTATACCTCGAGACATCCCTTCAAAAAGAGGTTTGAAGAAAGATATGGAACAGAACAAGAGCTACTCGAATCCCTCCAGCGCAAGCTTGGATTCTGCTACACCTGAACAGTGGGACCGGGTGTCGAAACCCCGGCACTATCGCTCTCATCACGATGAGTACCCAGAGCTGGAGTGCATCGATGCCATTCAGGCGTCCATGCCCCCGGAGCAGTTCGCTGCTTACCTCAAGGGCTCAGCCATGAAGTACCTGTGGCGCTACGAAAACAAGGGCGAGCCGCTGAATGATTTAAGGAAGGCAAAGACCTTCCTCGAGTTCCTGATTGCCCATGTCAATCAACAGTAGGAACAAAGGAGCCACCTTCGAGCGCGAGGTGTGCCGTTGGATAGAGGATGAGTTCGGTGTGAAGGTTCGGAGAAACCTCGAGCAGTATCAGGTCGTCGATTTAGGCGACATCTTGCTGTCACCGTTCACCATCGAGTGCAAGCGCTACGGGTCGGGTAACTGGCACAAGCCAGATTGGTGGGAACAAGTTTGTCGCGCTGCTCGCGATGACAGTATCCCGTTACTCATCTATCGGTTCGACCGACAGCCTACGCGGTTGGTGTTCCCCTTGTACGCCTTGGGGGACTACCCAACCAATAACGATATGACCTGCACGGTCGGGCTCGAGGAAGGGGCGATGATCATTCGCGAGGTATTGAATGCGACCCGGAGACTTCAGGCACCAAGTGAGCCAGTCAGCCAAGAAGCTGTATTGGGATCAAGTACTAGCTGACATCCACGACAGGTTCGAACCACAGTTTTACAACCTAGCTGTCGAGACAGTCATCTACTACC